CAACGCGGTTTAAAGCTATCCAATACTACCTTCCATTTCGATTGAAAAAACTAATTTTTAAGGTCTTATTTTTATAGAAACGTTGATTTAATGCGATTTAAAATGAAGTTTTTTCTCTCGAAATTTTGAGGTTATTATTTTTTGGTATCAAAAATGGTATCATTTGTAGTTATTTTAGCTTCGCATATTAAAATAACCACACTCCTAAATTAATAGGTGGTGTAGTTTGATCATTTATAATATAACATAAAAAAACAACCACCCAGTAACTAGTATGGGTGGTTTAAATATGCAGTCAGCTTCTTACTGCTATAAAATATAAGTTTTGTATAAAACATCCACGGATTTTTATTTTATTTATTACTCATTTTTCTCGTTTATAATGCGCTTGACATAATTCCCAATACCAACACCATAATTTATTTGATGCTCTCTATCAAGATGAGACACTTTGCTAGAATGTATACCAACTAATTCTCCATTTGAATTAAATATACCTGATCCAGAATTTCCCGGAACTGTAAATCCATAGTATCTTAATCCTCTTGATAAAGTTGTTAACTCAATTTCACTTCTGTGCATTTGGTTAACTTTATGATCGAATGGATAGCCTATTAATTCGAGTTTGTCTCCATCTTTTAAATCATTAGATGTCCCTATTTTTGCTGGCGATATTTTATCGCCTAATGAAACACCGTTTTGATCTGGTTTTAATCTGATTAATGCTAAATCAACACCTGCACCAAATGGTTCTTGTAATATTTCTTTGACTTCATACTCTCCATATGGTGTTTCAGTATTACCGTTATCATCTGTATTTATAGAAGGTCTAAAAGATACTTTAGATGGATCTCCATTAGCAAATTTAGCGATATGTCTATTTGTTAGAACTGTATTTTTTCCAATTAACACACCAGTTGCACTTGTTTGTCCTTTTACAAAAACATTACCTATAGTATTATATGGATACTTTTGTCTATCTTTTTCATCAACTTTACTAAAAAGCTCTTTTGGTAAATTAAATGCATTGACACCATAGTACTTATTCCATTTCTCTTCATGTTTTTTTATTTCTTCTGCTGAAACTTCTGCTTTTGCATGGTTTTTTTGCATCAGTTCGTCTTGAATAACAAATGCACTAGCTCCTACAGTAAATAGAGATAAAGACAATAAAACTTTAGAAATAATTTTACTATTATTCATTATTAATCATCCTAACATTTGTGTTTTTTAATGTATTCGAATACATTAAAAATTATATAACGTTTCTATTGCAAAACAAATTATTTTTTATTAACTTTTAATTAACTAAACATTAAATGCGTTTGTTAATTCCACTCAATAGTTCCCCAATATTTTTCATTTTTAATCTTTTGTTCCTTGTCAGTGATTCTACATACTGCACAAAAAAAATCGTTAGTACTAGAGCCCTCACGTTGATATTTGAATCTAATCCACCAGTAGCCATCTTTTTTAATTACTTGATCGAATTTTACCCAATCATCTTTTGTGTATAGCCATGAATCTTCTTCAACGACTGTGCCGGTTAATCCGGGTGTTTTTCTGACTCTTATAGCTTTTTCTGGATTAGGATAAAATACGCCTTTCCAATTCCATGTGATTTTGTCAGCGCTTGGCTTACTACTTGGCGCATCAATTTGTCTGCCGTTAATGGCTTCAGCAATCCGCTTCGTGAAGCTGTCTAAATTATTTTTAATGTAGTTTAAATCTTTCATTGATGTGATAAAACCTAATTCGATTAAACGATAATTAAGATTAAGTTCAGCGGACACGTTAGCGTTCAATAAATCCCCTCTAGGTGTCACACCTCTTATTTTTCCTACTGTTTTATCTAATGCGCTACTTAATGCCTTGTCAATGTCATCAGCTGGGAAACGGTCGCTAATGATTACATGCCCGCCACTTGCTTGTGGACTAGCAGAATCTAAATGAAACTCTATGATTGCATCCGGTTTGACTTCGTTTTTAATCCAGTACATGCCATAATCTTTATAGTTTCCAACACGTTGACCGTATAACGTATCTTGATATAAATCTTGATTCATTGAGTTGCCACCGTATAACAATACTGTGTTGCCTACTGACTCAAGATACTTTTTCACTCTAGGTATAATATTTTTACGGTTAAAATCTCTTTCGTTTTCTCCATTCGCAACGGCACCTGGGTCGTTAGAGTATGCACCAATACCATGACCAGCCACAAGCATGATTTTTTTACCTTTTGATAACTTATCTTGTTTAACTGGCTTCACTGCGCTTCTTAGCTTATTAGCGGTCGTTTCTTTTGCGTAGAATGGACGGATAAACCACATAGGGAAGTCGTAGCCGTGTGTGCGTCTTGTAGTAACTTCTGGTGGACTCCAGTAAGCACCGCCTAGCCAGTTCTGCTCTAAAATAGTTATAGAATCTAACGTAGCGCTTATTACAATACCTACATGACCATAACCACCGCCATAATTACGGTTAAAAATAACGACGTCGCCCGGCAATGCTTGAAACGACACAGTATTTTCGTAAACGGTTGCTTCGTTAGTGAAATCATTCCATGTAGGAATGTCCGCAGCGCCCACACCTTTCAACCTGTGATTAAATAAGTAAAGCCAATATTGGTTAGCAGTATCGAAGCATTGACATCCAAATGCATTGTCTGGATTCCACGCCTTACCCTCTAAACTTTTAAGATAACTAATAGCTTGACTGTATGTCCTAACCGACGGCATTGTTATCATCTCCGTTCACTTTAGGTGCGCCACCAGTTGACTGAATGCCAGCTTTTACTTCATAAATTTTTTGTTGCCCTTTCTTAGATGCGTGAGTAAAGTTGTTATTCTTCCACCACGTCCAAATTGAAACAATCCCAGTAACGACTGTGCTTATAAACACTTCGTCAACTGGGATTGGAGAAATATGTTTGATTGCTAAAAACTGATTGATCCATGCGACTATTAATAAAATTGTTCTTACGATTGTACCGATATCCATTTGTTTACTCCTTTTATCCAAAATAAAAAACGACTAAAAAATTAGTCGTTTAAAATTATTCAATGGTCAATGTCGGAGATCCTGAATAAACATCACTTATAGTGACATACAACATCCCTGAAGGATTACTAAAGTTGATATTTTTACTTGCAACTCCGCTATTGACTCCTGATATTCCTAATTCACTTGACCCTAAATTAGTTTGCGAAATCCTCATTATACCGCTACGTACATTTTCTATTGTCACCTGATAACTTTTATTAGGTTCAACTCCATTTATTGTCCATTTTGCTGTTGAATCTTCTATGCTATCCGGATATTTATTTTTAGGTAAGGGTTTTATTACAAAAGATGAAGGCTTTTTCCATATTTGGATATTTCCAGCATATACTTTTGTATATGCTTCGCCTTCGTAAATAAGCTTCTTTACATTTTTAAAATTACCTTCCATAAAAATCACCCCTTAATTAAATAAAGTGTATTAGGGTCTTTTTGATACAAATAATTATATTCTGTTTCACTGCCTGTCCAAATATTCAGTGACGGCTGCGAAGAACCGATAGGTTGATAAAGTTTATCTGCTTCCTCTTTTGTAAAAGCATTTGATGATAAAAGATAACGTTCATCATGACTGTGATTTATGTCTGATTTTTTTGATAAAGCATTTTCTAATCCTTCAATCTGTTTGATTGTATGACTATGATTTTTATCTGCATACAAACTGTTTAATGATTGCTTGAATCCCTCAAAATCTTCTGTACTAACTTTTGAGCCAATCTGTTGCAATACACTTTCTGAAATAGAGTTGTTTTGTATTGCTTCTGCTAATTCTCTTAATGTATTCATAGATTCAGGCGCGCTATCAACTAGTTCAGCAATTTTTGAATCCGTATACGTTTTAGAGTCGTTGAGAGTTGTATCTTTGATTTTTTCAACTTCTTGCAATTTATCTTCTAACCCTTCAACATTTGCGATATTGATTTTATCCAACAACTCAGGTTCTGCTTTGATATCTGTATCTTTACCATCAATTTGCCACATTTTAGTGTCAGGATTGATTGATACTACAGTACCGTTTTTACCGGGTGCGCCTTGTTCTCCCTTTTTACCTGTATCACCTTTCGCACCAGGTTGTCCCGGTTCGCCTTTATCACCTTTCGCACCTTTAAATCTACTTTCATTCTTTTCGATGTAAGAAATAACATCTTTATCTATTTTCTCTTTAAAGTCTTTGCTCAATAAATCTGTCGCGTTATCTTTTAAGATTCTCGTAATAGCATAATCTACCAATTTAACATCGATTTCTTTTGCTACAGCAGATTCAATACCACTATCAACGATATTGAAAGAAAAGTTTGCGACATGTATTTTTTCTTCTTCTTTCTCTAAAAACAGCTTACAACGAACATAACCAGCGTGTTTGATAACCTTTTTAGGTATCTTGTAGGTAAGGAACCCTTTTACAACATCGTCGATAATAAGGGGCTCATTTTTGAATATAGAGCCATCTTCCATAAACAAATGTAATCTAGGTGTTAAGCCATGTGCTTTTAGATCGATACGACCTTGTTTGTCATTGATACCTATTCTTATAGATGCTGTATTTTCATCTTCAGTGTAAAATCGACAGCCAATGTCACCTAAGTCAACACCATCATTTTTTATTCTCGTTTCAACATCTTTTATTTTGTACATTTACACACCTCTTTATTTATATTTATCTCTTATAAAATAGATACCTTTTAAGCCGATTTTTTTATATAGCTTAGCGATTGTACTAGCTTGATGTTGGCACCACTCTATAGCAGTAGCGTATTGGTGCGTAGCTGGATTCTTAGGATTCCATCTGATTCTGTACAATGTGTTTTGACCTTTATTGATGTAATCCTTTCTTACGAAGCTAGCACCGCCCATGATTGCTTTTGCTGGAGTTGTCCAACCTTTATTTTTAGCAAATTTCATTGCATAATCAGGGTCGTTGTCGAATGCACCAATACCGAAGTAATTATATGCACCGTATCTACCACTAGCGAAGTTACTTGTTCCGTATCCACTTTCTAAGAAAGCGTGCGCGATCAAATAAATTTCGTTAATGTTGTTTTTCTTACAAGCTTCCGCGAATGCTTTGCCTTGTCCGTCGAGCGTTCCTTTTCCTTTAAGTATTTTGTTAAGCGCACTAACTGAAATGCCTTGATACTTTCCTAAATTAAGCATTTGGTAGCATTGCGTGTTACTTTCCCATATTCGCTTAACATTCATTGCCGAGCTCGTTTGTGCTCGTGTTGCATTAGCCCAGCCCCATGTATGAGATTTTTTCGGGTTACCCCTAGACATTTGTCTATCCAGTGCTTGCTGGAACGTGAACGGACTTTTTTCAGTAACGATGCTTGGTTTTTCGTCTGATGCAGTGGGTCCTCTTCTGGATGCACTGTCGACCGATGTTTTATCACTAATTCGTATTGTCGTTTTTGTCGTTACTTCTTTAATATTTTCTCGTGTCAATATATCTCGTTTAATATACGTCTCAAGCATTTTCTTTTTAACTTGCTCATACTTTGCGTCATCCGGTATACCTTGCTTAATCAAGTCGTAATTAATTAAATCTTTCATACTACGCCAAATATTAGGGTCTACCTTTAACGTCGTTTCAGATAATTCTTTATCTGTTCCTGACAACAACCATACACCCCGTATTAAAGCTTGTATTTGGTTCATTAAGAATTGACGCTTACTATCTGTTTGACCACCACATACTTCAATAACTAGCCAATTAGGGTGACGCGGGTCATCAAAATTGGTTGGTCTAGCAAGCCATGTAGCCTCTCTATCGACATATAAATGCGGTATTTCATAATCGCTTATAAACTTATTTCTTTGCGTATACAGTTCGTCTACAGAACGCATATGCATTGATTCTTTTATATATAATCCTTGAATATCTGAGCGTTCATCACCCATTACAACTATATGATCAATGAAATGCTCTTCTTTATCTAAAACATTGCTGTAAGCAGTGTATTTTATTGTTTTAACTTCTTTAAATTGCGGTTTCTTCGCTTCACCAGTAATTGTTGAGTCATTGGCTTTTGATGCTGAACTTGTATCAGTACTACTAGGTTTGCTAGTATCTTTTGAGTATGGAGGCCTAACAAAGCCTGTAACACTTACATAAGGGTGTCTTACTAATCTTCCTGGAGAACCTGTCCAACTATAAGAATTAACCCAGTTTTGGTCAACGCTATAAAAATAACTTTTATTAGATGGTCCTACTACTATTGCGGTGTGTCCGTCCGAACCTATTCCGTTGCCAGGGTGCCAAACTGCTATGTCTCCGGGTTCCGGTACAAATCCAGATGAATAACGATAGAATCGGAAACCCTTAGGATATCTGTAATTAGCCATATCCTTAGCATTGCCCCATGTTACAAAACCCCAATATCTTTTAAAAATAAAGTTAGGTGTATCCCAACATTGACTGCCCCGATAATTATCTATATTAATCCTCTTACCAATATTCGACTTTGCCCACTCCACCACTTCACTAGCTGTAGGCTTTCTAGTCTTTGGGTTAGGTAATCCCATGTATGCACCTCATTTCAATCAAAATAAAAAGCCAGTGCCGAAGCACTGACTCTTAACTGTTATTTACATTTACCAAACCAGAAGCACGCCCAGAAGCTATATCCTAAAATCCCTTTAAGCATGGTAATCACCTCCTTTAAATACCAAAAATAGTTCTTAGTAAAGCTATGACAATCGTACTGAAGATAGTCCCTATCAAACCTAGAATCCACATTTTTATGTCTCTAATATTCTTGGCATTCTTTTCTTTATTCTTTTCATCTTCTACCTTGTCGCGCTTTAATTCTTCAAAATTTCTATCTAATTTGTCATAAATCTTTTCTTGCGCTCTAAGACTATCTTCTATTCTGTCGAATTTTTCAAACATAGTCTTATCATTTTCTTCTAATCGCGTTAAACGCCAATCTTGTTCATGTCGTTTGGTAAATCCAAACATTATGCCACCCACTTTATTCAAATTAAAAAGCCACAAGCATTACACCTGTGACTTTTCATCTTTTGTTTCTGGATATTTTTCTCCAGTGATTAAAGCGTATTCTTCTTTATCGATTAAACCCTTGTCTACGTACCACTTAATTTGCTCGTTTTTATAGTAACCCCAAACATAAAAAGTTTTAATGTCTTTAAAAGTTGGATAAATCATCTTCATTATTTAAACGTCCCCCTCAGTACTTGTTTTGTTAGTTTTCAGTTCAGTCAACTGTTGTGTTAACATAGCGTTTTGTTGAGCTAATTCCATTGTTAATACGTTTACTTGTGCCACCTGCATTTGCATACTCGCAACCATTCCGCGAAGTTCCTCATCACTTAAATCTGACGCACTTTGTTGGTTTGATGCATTCGGTACGTCTTCTTTTTCGAAATTGCTATTGTATTTAATTTCGCCGTTAGTGAAAACAAACTTTCTAGGTTCGAACTCTTCTTTAAATTTAATAGGCACATTGTTATCATCTACATCTAAACTATTGCGTAAACCTCCAGTATTAACGAATCCGATAACTTCGTTTTTATCGTTTACTGTGATTTTCATTATTTCCACCCCATAATTTTAGTTATAGTAACTTTGTTGGCATTCGCTCCAGAACCTGATGTTTTACCTAAATCAAAGTACACATCGTTATCTATTCTTAAAGTAGTGCTACTTGTTTTGGATAGTAAGCACTCATAAATACCGCCACCGTTGCCGTCTGAGTCAACTACATTCGCTTTACTCAATTGAATCGCGTTAGGTAATGCGGTTAGTCCGAATCCCTCAATAACGCCACCTGGATAAGTTCCACTTACCAACAAAATAGAATAGTTTGTGTACGGTTCAGTTAGATTGATTGTTGTACCTACACCATTTGCGCCACCGTCGAACAATACCGTTGATTTATGTTCATTAGGAACTGTCCACTGTTGCTCAAGTCTGCCGTTTGTGATTGATCGTGTGTAAATCTTTTTAGAGTTATAAGGTGTGAAGTTAAATAGCTTGTTTGTATCATCTTTAACGAATACCGATAAATAACCCTCATAACTTTCAACGCTACCTGGTAAATCCGGCACTCTTGTTGCATAGTAATTACCAGCAGTTAAATATCCCAAATCGCCTTGCGCATTATTTAAGTTAACTTGAATTGATTGACCATTCGCCTCTGTCATCTTATGTTGTTGCCAGCTCGTTGTTCCGAATTTATCATCTACATACTGCTTAGCTTGATTTAAAGCGTTGTTAGACGTTTCTTCAACAAATTGCTTAGTTAAGTTTCCATCATTCTTTTTATAAAACGGGTACCATGTGCCGTAGATTTTGTATTTTGTGTACTCATCGTTTGAATCGTCTGGGTACCATGTTGCACGAGCAGTATTATTATCAACAACATAAACAACTAACACACCAGATTTGCTTGATGTATAAGTTGATTCATCGAACGAAGAACCGTCATCAACACCATCTTGTCCAGGCTTCTCTAACGTGCCTATATCCGTCTTTTCTGGCGCATCTGTTGCATTAGTAATATGAATAATCCTAGATGTGTTAACTGCGCTTAAAACGCTATCTATGGACTGCTCATACGATTCAATTGCTTTACCGTAATCATCTGTAAGTTTAGACTTTTGCCAATTTGTTGTTGAATTACCTTTAACAAGGTCAGCGCCATTGATTTGTTGTTCAACTTCGTTAACACGTTCAAAAATCGCTTGCTCTTTTTCAACTATTTTATCGACTTCAGCTGTAACAGCTTGTGTTGCACTAGTTTGCGTCGCAGTAATAGCTTGTATAGCTTCGTTTTGCTTGATTTCGATTTGTTGAATGCCTTTTGTCGCACTATCATTCACTTTTGCTATTAACGTTTGTGTATCAGCCATATTTTGCTTTAATTGGTTAAAGTCTTTACCGACAGCTTCGATAGTATCTTGAATAGATTTGATATAAACAAGCTTTGTTATACCATCAAACCCACTAACTAAATCATTTTCAATATTGAAGCTAAATTGACGTTCAACAACAACATTATTACTCCCGTTTTGTGTAAAGAATGCCTGAGCATGCACCTTGCCTGAATGTTTTAAAAATTCATTCGGTATCACATACTGCAAACGCCCATTAATTGCGTCTACTATCGTTAATTCGTCTGTAATATAAGCGCCTCTATCTACGTTATAATCATCGGTTTTTAACACGATAGATGTTTTAACATGTTCAGAACTTATAGATAACGGTCTGTTATTCTTAGTTACTGCAAAATTTAAAACACCAGTTCCTCTATCTGATTCATAGAAACTGATGTTTGTGTCAATAACCGGATTATATTGTGATGTTGTTTGTAACTCGATTAAGTTATCATCTTTTGAAAAATTATCTACTACCATTATTCAACCACCTTTCCTTCGAATAAACTCCATTTACCAACGCCACCAGTACCAAAGTTTCTAACTAAAAATTGATGTGCAGACGGGAAGTTATTACGTCTTAATACTTGTGTTGTGTTACCTGGTGTATTCGATTTTACTTCTAATATCCAACCTGCAATACCTTTAAAGTCTTTAGGAAAATCAGTAAATCGGTTTGATTCTTCAGTAGTGATATAGAAATCTAAACCAACGATTTTTAAATCTGATAATTTTGTAATACTCTTAGGGATATGTTCCCAATAACCGGCGTTTTGCGGACAGAAATTCCATGCTCCGTTGTTTTTCTTATTGAAAATGTCAATGACACGTTCGAATTTAAGCATATTTCTACCTGTGCTGTTTCTGGTAAGTACTTGTCTTAGAGCACCATTATAGTGTCCAGGCAGTACATCAAAGAACCAACCTGCATCTCTAAACGCTTTCGGTAACGGGAAATCTAACGCATTTTGTGTGTCTTGCGTATAGATATAGTAATGACCAACTTCCGTAATATCACTTAGATATGCTGGGTTCTGTATTGGTAACGGTTTAACACGTCCGCCTGAATCAGTCATCGATACTTGAGGTGCAATGTTTTTTAAGAATTGGTTAACACCTCTTTGGCCGATGGAATAAATTGAGTGATGTCTGTTGTTACCAGGTCCAATAGTTACCCCTATTAAAAGCGCTTTGCGTCCTGTTTCTAGATCGTAATACATATCTAGACCCTCAGCTTCTTGGAAGTCTCCTTTAAAGTTATTATTCACACCACCAATATCGATACGTCGTTTAAATAACAATTCTTTTGTTTTTATATCGAAACCTTGTAAGTAGTTAGGGTTGGCTGTATTCGAATCACCTGTATACCAATATAAGATACCTGCATCATAAGTGATACCTTGCATAGGTTGTGTATCTGAAGTGTATTCCATAGGTATATCCATTTGATACAATACTTTGTCTATACCTTTATCAATATCGTCAGCACTTCTAACCTCAACAAAGTTCAACGAATTCTTAGCTTGTCTTTCAGAAGCTTTATATTCACGTCTAAAAATCATTAAGTTTTCTATAGGATTATAAATTGCCGACGTATATCTATCGTTAAATACGTTTGGCATGACGTCTTGCATTTCGTTGCCATACGTCATTTCTCCACTTCTATATTTAAAGCGTACAAACTTGTTGTTTTTGTTACTGTCCAATACAGCTGAATAAATCCATAATTCTCCATCAATGTATCTATACGCATTGTGTGTACCGTGACCGCCATTTTTAACAAGCAATCTATCAATAAATTGTCCGTTAGGCTTCAATCTAGATAACATGTAATGATTGCCTGGACGCGCTTGTGTCATATAAATAATTTTTGTTCTAGGGTCTACCCAAAATGATTGCATTACTGCATTTGTATATGGCGATAAATCAGTGATAAATTCCGGTTCTTGCTCTTTTGGTTCGAATCGGTATTCTGTCGCTCGATATTCTTTATAGTGTTCATCTACAGCTTTCTCAACCTTTTTAGTGAAAGCATCTAGTGTTGAATAATCATGATACAAACGATCTTGCAATGTCTTATGACCATAACCTGTATTATCAATACGCGCGTCTTTTACTTCATTGATACCGTCGCCGTTATGGCCTAGAATCATATTGCTAAAACGGCCATTTAAATACGTTAAATAATCTTCAACACTGTCATTCAAGTATTTAATTTGTTTCGCTGAGTGTGCGTATATTTCTTCTTTTTGATGGTATATAAACATTTTCTCAAGTTTGCTCATACCTTCATCTAACAAGCGATAGTTATACTCATGTTGAGCAACTATTTTCCGACCTGTCATTGAATGTAAACTTGTAATTAATCCGTAAGCCATTGGTTGCCTCCTTTAGTCGTAAAAACTGTAATAATCCTTGATTAACTCGTACATAATAACCTCGTGACCTTTTTCGTTAGGGTGTAAGCCGTCCTCCATGCTCGCTTTCCTAAAAGCTGGATTGTATGGCTTAAAGTAATCTGTGTGATATGCGTCAAACACTGGTACATCTAACTCACTACAAGCTAATATTTGAGCGTTTACATAGTCCTCAAGTGTTAACCCTAGTTTGTTTTTGTCCGTGTCTTTACGGCGTATTGTTGTACCACTCATAGGGCATTGTCTTGTAGCTGTCATCACTAGTATTTTTGAATCTGGATTATTCTTTCTAATAACTTCAATTGCAGAACAAAAGGCACCGTAAAACGTTTTTGTATCCGTTTTATCAGTACCTATCGGTACGCCTGCCCAATAACCGTGTAACCAGTCATCATCAGTGCCTTGTAATATGATTAGGTCTCCTCTTATTTGCTCTGCTTGTCTATAAATGCTGTTTTCTACCGCTTCTTTACCTATTGGAACTGTTGCCATTGTTGCGCCACCTCTTGCAAGATTAGTCGTTTTAGCTTTCAATTTCTTGCCTAACATTTCTGTGAAATTAGTTTTTGCGTGCGACCCTCTAGCTACAGAGTCGCCAATCGTTCCAATTGATTTGATGTTTCTTATACTTGATTGACTAGTAAAGTCGTACATGATCGTACCATTAGCAGTTGTAACTGTTTTAGTATTCATCTTATCGACTTTAGCGTTTATTTTTTCATTCTGCTTAACCAATTCATTATTTATAGATAAACTTGCGTTAACTTTTGCGTTTAATGCTTTTAGTTCTTTAGATGGGTCGGATTTTGTAGATTTTACGCTTTTAACATAATTTGCAGCATCATGAACTGCTTTGTTATAACGATTACGCCTTGTAAAGTCTCCTAATACTACATCTTGCTTAGTGATATTATTGTACGCATCTCTATGTGTAGTGATTTCGACTATTCTCACTAAGTCGTTATATCCTATGGCAGAATCCACCACTCTAACAACATCACCTATTTTAGGGTTAGCTTCTGGGAAATGTTCACGTAACGCTACAAAGTCTAAGGAAATAGAAGCAGTGACACTTTTCTTTATCACTAGCTCCATTGCTTTTTTTAAACTATCTTCTTTTTTAATACGTCCATCAACAAGCGGTGGCGCTTCTCTTTTACCTATCAATTGTGCTAATGGATGAGTGAATTCAATTTGTAGTCCCGCTTCTGCAAAAGTCTGTTGTCCATCAAAATCACCATAACCTTTAATAAAGGTATAACATTTAGATGCATCTTCTTGTATTTTGACGTTATCAGCATTCACACCAGCTTTAATGTAATAATTGGCAAACTTAGATAATTCATCATACAAATGAAACGTTTTAGTCTTTGCATCGTATTCATATTCGAGATGATAACGCTCAAGTCCTTTTTTAAAGATTTCTAATCGTGTATCTCCTTTGCCTAATCCCTCGAATTTAGATGCATCTACTTTTGGATGTAATACATACTTATAACCCGTTCCTTTAAAGACAGTATTGAAGAACTCAACGCCTGTAAAACTTTCGTTATACTCTTGGTAAATCCTAGAATTGTTAAGGTCATCAAGTTCTTTTTGCCTAGCTTTGATATCAAGCCTTATTTTTTCGCCAATAGTAGACTTATCAAGTATGACAATTACATATTCGTTGAAATCATCTTCACCTTCAACATGAGTGATCGTCCACATTTTAGTTATAGCACCTATTGCGTCAAACGTACTCGCGTTCTCGATAATAGTTAGATCCAAAGAACTATCTTCATTTAGCTTTTTACTTACCTTTGTACTAACATTAATAGCGTGCCCTACACCCTGTAGACTTTTTAATAAAATTGGCATAGGCTACTCCTTATCTAAAATATAATTTGTGTCTAAATGTAATTTGTTTCATTACTTTATTAGACTTGAATCGATTCCAGCCTGGATATAAAACCGGTTGTTCTAAAGTTTTATTAAAAGAATCTATATTTAAATAACCTCTATAGGTATGTTTACCGTCGAAGATTATTTTATCTCCGGCTTTTAAATCAACTTCCTTAATAACTGAGATATTTCCTTTATCTGTATAGAAAGTGAATCCATCCTTATCATTAGCTTTAACATCTTCAGCTAACTCTATTTCAACAACATTAAACTGATTAAACTGTGTTAAAGGAACATCACCGTTATAATAAACTTCTCCTGAGTTAGTGTTGTAAAATGTCATTTGACGCCTCTTATCACCTTCGTTTGTAGGCAATCTATCAGGTACCGACCATTTTTCAGGGTCGTTATTACTTTCAAGATCAGTACTATAACCGACACTTTCAAAGTATGGTAGTTCGGTTGTTTCAAACGACAAAGAAAATTCCCCTGATGTTTGTGTTGTGTCAAAAGAAACTTCACTTACTAGTCCTACAAAAAGTTGTCGTCCATCAACATAATCAAGCTCAAATGCTTGTTTGTCTTTTGGTATATCTAATATATGCTCATACTTAATTGAATTGTCTGGTGTAGCTAATTCCCTTAAATAAAAACGTCCAGCAAATAGTGCTTGGACGTCTGACTTTAAATGTGAAGCATAAGCAATTTTAGGTACTTTATACCTTATCTTAATCTCTACTTTTTTAAGTTCTTCTTTAGCGTAATTATGAAATCTACCATCAATACCCTCTATATCAGAATAGTTACGATGATATCCTGCGCCTGTAACGTTATATTCAACTACTTCCAAGTGATTATAAGTGAAAGGATTGTCACTGACGCGATACTGTGAACCATTCCTTATTACTTCTATATCGTGCGCTATCAACTAACAAACCTCCCTTATAATAAGTTGAAACTTCCGTCTATAGCGTTCATGTCATCAATGCGTGATTTAATTAAATCAAGGTCGCCCTCATTTCTAATCGTTACATTCACAATAGGTCTATTATTTTCTTTTAAGCTATGTTGAACATCGCTAGTCATGTGTCTGTCTATAGAAGTACTTACAGGATTTACTATACTATCTGTCAAAGTAGAGGATAGCTCTTTATTAAAGGCACTGCCAAAGTCTGTAGCAATTACTTTTGCTTGTGATACCGCTAAACCTTTACCTAAGCTACTACCTCCACCGTGTCCACTTACGAATGAAGTTACAGAGTCCCAAGCTGATGAAATCGCATCGCCTACCGCGCTGACTACTTTGTGCGCAGCATTGGCTACACCCTCAGCTACTTTGCCGATTAATTCCACTCCGGCATTTAAGAAATCACTGAAGAAACTTTTAATCTTACCAAGTGCATCACTCATACCGTCACCTACATTTGAGACAACTCTTTTAAACCCATCAGCTACTTTACTCGCGAAACTTGTAACTGTATTCCAAATGTTAGAAACCCATTCAGAACCTTTTGTGATAATAAAGTTTAATGCTTGTCCCATTTTTTCAGCCACACTCCAAGCAACACGACTGAACCAACTTGTAACAGTGTTCCAAATACTGCTAACAAAATTAGTGATTGTACTCCATATCTGTGACCAACTTGTACCAAACATTGAAAGCGTTCGATTCATTACGCCAGTTAAAAAGCCGATAATTGACTCCCAAACTGATTGCATGTATTGCCAAATCGTATCAAGTACATTGGTAACCGTAGTTTTAATAGTCTCCCAAGCACCTGAGAAGTCACCAGTAAGCAACTGAATTAAAGCAGTGAATAAACCTACTATGATTTGGACAGCTACGGATATCACTGTTCCTATGGCTTGGAACGCAATTGTAATTAACGTCCACAAACCTTGTATGATGTTCATAACATTTGTAATAATGCCTATTACCAAAACACCTAAAACTTGCATGAATACTTGTCCTAATACTTGTAATATAGGCATGATTGGCTGTAATGTTGATTGAATTTTGCCCCACAATTGAGTTAACCAATCTACTACACCTTGAATCGCACCGGAAACTGCTGTTTTAATACCGTTCCAAGCTTCTGTTATTGTTTTTCTGAAATTCTCGTTTGTTTTCCATAAATAAACAAGAATACCAATGAATACACCAATGACTGCAACTACTGCTAATATTGGCCAAGAAATACTTGTGAAAGCACCAGTCAATAAACCGAACGCTTTACTTACCACCCCAGTTATTCTAGTTAAATCCAGTATTCTTTTGACAACATTCAATAAAGTCATACTAAACACATTACTTAACACACTGCTAACAGCTGCGATCGGAGCCATTAAAGCCCAAAATACGCCACCTAAAATACCGATAACACCGATAATTTGAGCGACTGCTGGGTGTGCTTCGAATAGTTTGGCGATAAATCCAGCTAAATTAGTAATGAAATCTAGTAATTTACTAGCTATAGGAGCCATTGCAGTACCAAATGCCACTAACGCTTTTACGATATTACCGATTAACTGCATAATAGTAGGACCATTCTCTTGAACGTAACTGATAAAGTCTTTAAATCCTTGTGATTGTCCTACTTGTTCTGACCATGCTCTAAATTGAGAAGTTAATTTAACTAACCAGTCAAAAATGTTAGAACTGTTTTGAGCAAAAGCAATCATTAAATTACCAATACCAGCGAACACATTGCCAAATATCTGACCAATCTTAGGTAAGTTAGTGGTAGTGTAGTCAATAAACGCTTTAATAGCATTCTGACCAGCCACACTATTAGCCCAATTTTGGAAAGCTATAGACATGTTCTGTAGTCCTTGAGACACAAATTTGAACAACGGCATTAATTGAGTGAAAATGTTAATTAATCCGTCGCCAAATCTTCCTGCAGCGTTCAATAAATCTCCGAAGATTGCGCCACCTATGCTATTCAATGCTTCAAATGCTTTCTTAGTTGTTTCAGAATGTTTAACCCAATCCTCAAACTTGCGTGCGTTTGCTTCAACCAGCATAGATACTTCAGATAAGAATGGTTTTAATTGAGACATCGCACTTGTAACACCTCTGATACCTGCTGACATCGCATTAAAGATACTTGCTTGATTCTCTTTAACAATATCACGCCATGTAGTTTTTAACTGATCGCTCGCATCTCTAAAGTTTTGAACTTCTTTTGTTACTGCCAATGTTCCATCTTCAACCATTTTAAGAGCGCTAATAGCCATTGCACCAAAGCCAACAACTCCAAGACCTGCGACAGAGAATGCGCCAACTAAACCTAAAACGCCACCACCTAATACACCAACCGCATTAAGTACTGCCATTATTGCAGGTACTAATCCGGCAATCACTGGTATCAATGCTTGTATACTAGCAATCATTAAGCCTTTAACTTGTTGTGCAAAAATTGTACCAAATGTACGAATTTTAGTAGCTAGCGCGTCCATTTTCTCACTATAATCAGTTAAGGACTGATTCAGTGCCTTAGTTAAAATTTGGGTTTTTGTCATACCTCTCGTATCGAAATTAACTTTTATTGTTTTGTTGTGTAACGTGGCCAACATCGTTTTTGCACTAGCAATTGCACGTTTTAACGGTGAATTATTACCATCTATTTTAACGTTATGTTCACGCCATTTTTGCGCCATAGCTTTAGCGCGTTGTAAAGCTCTTTGGAATCTTGAAATATCTGCTTTTACATCTGTTTCAATTTCGTTTGGTACAGACGTCTTTGCTAATCGTTGAGCTTTCCTTACGTTGCTTTGGAAATCTCTAATATTGGCCATAATCTTTGCCATAAAATGAGTATCCAAAGGCTAACCTCCTTTCGATTCAAGGAATTTTCTTGTACCTTCTTTGAAGAGTTCACGTCTTCTTTTTTCTTCTTCTAATCTAGCTTTTTGTACACGAGCATAGCTACCAGGTTCTCTTATTTCGTAACGTTGTTTCTCAATGTCACGAATCATACTAGTTAGCCTCTTAGAAGCTTGTACTAAGCCGTTAGCTTGCGCTTGTTCAATTAATAATTGTCTTTGATCTAGGTACCTATCCTGACCACCAATAAGCCAATCACGCCATTCAGCAGGTGTTAGTGCTAACAATTCATGTTCAGGGATATATCCTAAATATCTAGCTGTCAGTTGCCTTATTTTTGAGTAATCGTGTAAGGTTCTGCGCCCATGATTTCCTTGTAATTCTCTTTCATCATTTCTATGCCTGCTTTCGTCATTTCTTTGTCCTCGCTTTTGGCCATATTCGGTGCTTTGTTCAATGTCATCCAGTACGAGCGACTCTCCCTCTTGAAAAAACCACTATTGTTAAGTTTGTCCAAAGCCCCTTGTAATAACGGCAAAGTATCCTCGTTTTCAGTGATGAAATCATCAATCGCTTTTTCTAATTGTTCTCGAGTTGGTGGGTTTTTTAAATAAGCAGTAGCACATTCCCAAAATTGTAAAATCGCTTTGTTTCTAGATTCTAGCAAACCGTTAAAGATAACATTGAATCCTGGCATTGCTCCTTTTCTCCCATCTTCGCTATCTTCTGAGAATTTTTCAGCTTTTCGGTCAAATGCAAATGTTACTTTTGCTTCTACTTCGTAATCTTTTTCTCCGTCATTAATTTTTAATGTTGTAATTGGATTAAATTCAGTCAAAATATATACCTCTTTTCAATTTTTTTATAAAAAAATAGGGAGCTTACGCCCCCTTGATCTATTAGTTTACATAGAATGGTCTTCCGTGTGTGAATCAGATACAACACTAGCTTTCTTTTGATTCTCGAATGTTCCGACTTTTTCGCCGAATTTTTCGTATTCAACTGTAGGCGCACCTGCAGCTTCAAACCACTCTTTCGGCAAGTTATCTTCAGCACCTTCTGCTGTATTCCATTTAACTTTTAATGATAGTTCGATTTTGTCACTTTCATCATCAAATGACATTTCAAATGATTCTGGAACAACATAACCAAACATTCCGTGATGTTTACCGTCTGCACGTTTATTACGCTCATAAAGCCATATACGCAACTGTCCACCTGTTTGTACAGCGTGTTTCACTGCTTCAATTCCTTTATCTCCAGGCACATTACCAATTGTTAATTTAAATGATTCTGACATTGCATTGGGAGAATAGTCCGTTTTACCGCCTCGTACTATTTCAGCTAAATCATTTTCAATCGTATGTCCACCTTCTTGTAAGTCAGCTAATAATAAAGATTCTACTGGATCTAAGTCAGTTTCAGCTGGACGTACAACTGCTAAATAGTTTTTTTGCGCCATTTAATACACTCCTTCGTTTTTCTTTTTATGTCTGTACTTAAATAAAAGCCGTATCGTGCCATGCTTAGTAAACCTGTCTATATCAGGGAATACTGCTTGACTATCGATACGGCTAAATTGAAACTCGTAATTATCTATTTCTATAGGTCTGTTAAGCACATAACCTATCGCGCTTAAAATGAGCTTAGCCTCGTATTGTGTAGCGAACTGTGAATACACATGTATGACAATACCGACTGTTTCTCTCATTGTTGCGCTAGATTCGTTGTTAGTGACGTTTGATTCACCCACAACAATATATGGGTAAACAGCGTCATCTTGAACAACGTCAAAGACCCTATCATCAACTAGTTTGTTAATGTTAGGGTCTGAGATTAATCTTTTATATATTTGATTTGTAAGTTCAGGCTCAACTGATACCCACATATTTAACCACCTCTATGAAAAATACTGCTCGAATGTCTTGCGTCCTGCGTCAATTGCAGGGTTCCAAAATGGCTGTGGCGCTTGACCATATGTTGTGTACCATTCGCCGTCATCACCTTTAAAACTCCACGGAATCTTTGTAGCACGACTACCACCAGGACCAGTAGCATATATACCAGTACCGTATTCAACGTATATTGCATAATCTGCGCCGACACTTATAACACTGGATAACCCACCATCGAAATATTTAAAGTCAATACTTTCTTCTAAAAAACCTAAGTCAACAGGAGCTAATGCTACAGCAGTGTTGTAAATCTTCGTCGTTGTTTTAGCAATACCTTTTTTAACCCACTCTTCTATTTTCTTATCGAACTTATCCAATTCAACAACCATGCTATCAGCACCGTACTTAACTTTTGCCATATGGCACCTGCTTAAGTCGTAGTAGTTTAATTTCATGTTGTCCGCCCTGATCTACAGAATCGCCTACAATACTAAAGATTCTACCCTCATACTCAAATAAATTGTTTTTAGCTATTGGTAAGTCGTAAGGTACATATAGGTTTCTGTCATATTCTTGTGACATTTGATGAAATTTTAGTTGTTCAGATGTAGTAGGCGTATCCATAAATCCTTTAATTGTTTTATCGCTTACAAAGCGCTCTTGTATAATTGGATACTCTCCTACTTTTTTGATACTTCCAATAGAAATAGTGTGAGGGAATTCGTCGTATGGGTTAAACACAAACAACACCTCTACCTTATTGGTTTAAACGGATGAAACTTTGCTCGTTTATACCTGTTTAATACTCCACTAATGTAATCAGGGACACCATCGTTATAAGTGTACGACACTGTCCCCATACTTCTTGACTTTAAATTCTTTTTAACTTCAGGTCGTTGATAATACTCTAGGACATCTGCGACATACTTTTTGATTGAGTAAGGATAAATGACTTGACCATCTTTCATAAAATCATTGTTTGTTATATCCCTAACATCTTCTAGTATTCCGTCAACTTCCATCTTAAATATTTCTTCTTCATCACTTTTAACTTCCACTCCATTTTTCTTGAGTAAAAGTTTAACATCTTCATAAAGAGTCATTTTTATCACTCGCTCTTATCAGACGTAGTACGGCGTGATTTAACCTCTTTGTAACCGACAAGACTGTAATAAGAGTCAAACGCCTTCTTTGTAACAGTAATAGTCATATTGTCTTTTTTTACCTTAATCTCTTCTGCAGGATTAGCCATCATATCTCCTCCTATTCAGTTGGTTTAAGCGTTGCGAACGCTTCTGGTTTAACGTTCATGTATGCAATATGCATCGTCGCACGTAAAGCGAACATATCACGTTCAAATAATGATACTGGTTGGCCAGAAGCATCTGATGCTTGTAACGTCGTTAACGTGGCATCTTCAGAAATTGCATACTCAATACCTTGTAAGATACCGTAACGTGCGTAATCCCAATCACCCATTAGTGCTAACGATTTCTTTTTGTCGTATACATCCGCTCCAGTATAAGATAGTGGTAATCCCATAATCTCGTTCCCGTTAGCATCAAATAATGGTCTGTCATTAGCATCTAAAGCATTACGCATTTTACTTCTGAATGAACGTGTAGTTAATACTCCGTTTGGATCTAACTCTTCATCTTCAATAGTAGCCATTAATGCCGAAAGGTCTACGTATAAATTATTAGTATCTGTAACAACGTTACCTTTCTCTTCTGCGCCTTCAACAAGCGGTTTACCACTAGTTGAAGTGTTGTAAGGTGATTTAGTACCAAAGATAACAGCTTGGTCAAACGCTTTGTAAAATGCCTCTGCAATTAGAGGTTTAACCTCATTAAAGAAATCTTTTGCAGTCCATTTAAGAAACTCTTTTGATAACGGAATAATTACACCAATTTTCTTAGCTTCCATTTCTGCTTGTGCATATTCAGGCTTAGAAGTTTGAATACGTTCCGTTTCTGATACCCAGTAGGCGCCTACACCTTTTGCTAAGTAAGTAAATTTTTTCTTTTGTGCTGTCATTGGCTCATTTTTAGCTAATTTCATAATTGCTGAATTAGCCATAATGTCTTTCATGATTAAAGTACCTTGTTCTGCTGGAATAACGCCGTTTTTAAAATCCGATAAAATAACATTGCCTGGCGTGTATGTTGGAGTTGCCATATTTTATTACCTCACTTTATTTTCTAATATTGATTTCTTTCGCCATTTCTTCAATGGACTTTACATTTGAAGGGTCTAAATCTTGATTTCGTGATTCTTTAACATCTCTTCCACTCGATTTAAATTTAGACTCAACACCTTTTTGAACATACTTGTCAAAGGTTTCTTTTAAAGCTTTTAAGTTTTGCTCAGTATCTTCATCAGAATCGCCTAAAAATCTATCAACTAAGGATGTTGGTAAATTTAGTTCCTGCGCTTTACCTAGCGCGTTACTTCTTAACTTCTCACGTTTTGCCTCTGCGTCGCGTTTTTCTAACTCTTGTTCAAGAGCACTAATACGTTTTTGTTCTTCTGATTGCTCAGGATTACGCTTCCGTACTTCTTGTTCGATTAGATCCTCAAGATTTTTCTCTTTCCATGATTCTAATCCTTTCGAATGATAACGATCTAATTCAGGTTGAATGAATCGTTTACCTTCTTCTGTATCTAAAAAGCCTTTAACGTCATCAACAGACACCGTCTTAAGTCCGTTTAGATAATCTTTTACTTCTTTATCGTCTTTGTGTTCTTCAAAAAAAGACTTAACTTCTTCGATATTCATATATCAAAACTCCTTTTTGCCCTTCGCGTACCCTAACAGTCCGAAAAGTGCATAATAAAAAGCAGTTTAACGACATGCTAAGGTCGAGTAGCAAAGAGACAACTAAAAAAGTGTGAAATCATTATTTTTAGCATTTTCTTCGCTAATAGATGTTTTAACCATATCTAAATCAGCTTCATTTTTAACTGTTACGTTTACAACAACTTTTTCGTTTTGTAACTCTATTATCTCTTCGTACAAGGATTTAATGTGTTCTAACTTTTCTATAGCTTCGCCAGTATCAACATTTACTTTTATTTTAAAATCCATATCAATTACCACCTTTTCGCTTATATTTCTCCCACTCACGATAAGTCATGAATGGTATAACTTCGTTTTCACCATCATCATTACGCACTCTCATCACAGTTGGTAATTCATCTTCATCAATGTAATAGAGTAATTTACAACGACAATTAATATTCTCTTTCGCACTGTTTACACCGATAAATAGCTTGGGTGCCTGTCCAACACATCCACTTGATTGAAAGTTTTGGTCTATTTCCACTGATTCCCCATCTAAATGACGATGAGTATCACGTGTTCGTGTATCGTTAGTAGCATGCCAACGTTTCTTCATCTTCAAACCGTTATCTTTAGCAACCATTGCGCTATCAAGTCCAGCTTGTGACATTGCTCTGCCAGCTTCTGTACGAGCCACACGCAATGATTGAGCTTTAGACATGCCGACATCATCACGTATTGCTTTAGCTATCTTAGAGTAACCCTCTCCACTCATAATACCTTGTGTAATGTGCATACGTATCTTTTTCAATACTTCATCACGATGTTTTTGTAGTGTTGGCATTAAACGAATGAACTCAATAGGTTGTTCAATAGCTGATTTGATTACCTCTTTACTCGGAACATCAAACTGCATAGATGTTTGACTCGCCATTTCATATAAATAAAGGCTCATAAGGAATTTTTCTATATAAGCATCTTCTTGTGACTTCTGAATCATCTTAGCTACTTGCCTATAGTCATCAGTCAACATTGTACCTATACGAGTTAACTCCTTATTGAGCCTGTTGTATTTATTGAATTCAGTCCATGTAACATACACATCATCATTTTGATATTTCTCAAACATATCTGCGATGATTTGTTTTATCTCTTTAAGTCGATTAGCAAATAGTTGTTCTATTGGTTTTTCTGCTTTAGAGATTAAACCCTCGATATACTCATTAATATCATTCTGATTGGTTATTTTGGGATTTGTCATTTGCGTCACCTTCATCTATGTCAGGTAATTTGTCATTAAATTCAAGACTTTCTTTTTCCATTTCGTCTAATTCGTAATCAACATCATCAACTAGTTGTGATTGTCCTAACCTTGTTCGTTCTGAAACTTGTCCCTTCAGGTTAATTAGCACTTGTGATTCTTCTAACTTATTAACTGGAATGTTACGAGTGAACTTAAATATCAGGTTTAAATAACTATCATCATCCAAGTTGTACCCTTTACGCTTTAATGCAGATAAAATAACTTTGAATTGATACCTCAACATAGCTGTCATCTTACGCTCAAACGTCATACACTTGTTCTCTAAAGCCATAAGTTTAAGTTTCATTCCAATGATAGGTACATTTCCGTTAAACTCGTCAGAATTAAAGTTTACTGACTTTGCAAAACGCATGATATTCTTTTCGATTCGATCTAAATGGTTCTCAATCATTGTGTCATTTACATCTTTTGTTAAGTATTTAACGTCCATATCTTTGTCGAACAACTCAAATGCGCCACTCTTTTGTGTTTCTTGAATCATTTCTTCACTCATACCCATACCGCGTAACACAAGGTATGCTAAACGTGTCTGACTAATCTCACTTGATGCATCGCTCATTGTTAAATCATATGCGTCAATTAAGTGAATAACCTTTTCAGCATCTCCTATCATCTCTTTGTTGTTAGGTACACCAAACAATGGATTGTAATCAAATAAATGTTCATATCGTCCAACTTCTTGCAAAGCGTCAATACCTTCTCCTCGAAATACATAATAATAAGCATTATCGTAAAACTCTGCGTACACATAATCAGTGCCATTATCATCATCTTTTTCATAAAAGTAGCGCAATGAGTATGTAGGTTCTAAAATATTGTCGCCAACAAAAATAACATTATAGGGATCTATATTCTTAATCCTAATATCACCATTCGTATCAATATATGCTAACCTAGCACCATATCCGCAAATTGCTGCCATTTTACCTATTTCAGAATCCTCATCATCAACACTATTTCTAATGGCAAAGTTGGTTATAAACTTTTTCAACTTTTCGTTTTTTTCTGCGTTTTCATCTAAATCATAAGTAACAGGAACACCATGTAAATAACCAACACGTGTATCAACAATTTCGCTGTCAAAAGAGTTGTTAAGTTTGTTATTAACAGACACGTCTAATCGCCTTACATTTCCACCAGTTTCAAAATCTTCTTTTTCTTCAATTGGTCGACGTTTGAATATTGGTACATAGTCAATATGTGTCTTGTATCTATTATAGAGATTAACCATTCTCTCTCTATCGTCTTTATGTGACTCTATTAGAGCCTCAATATGCTTAGGCAATATTCCTTGTGCTTCAATATCATCTATTAACTTATACAATGTCATTTCCCCCTCCTTAATCGTTCAGGTTTAGTATGTGTGTATATGGCATATCTTAACGAGTCCAACACGTCATCAAATTCTTTTATAGGCTCTCCGTTTGTAGGGTGCCAAACATATTTAAATACCTCTTGCTTAAACCTATCCATATTATCATAAAGAACAAGTAACTTGTTTTGTTTGAACAACTTAGCGACTTCCTCTACACCCGATAGTTTACTTTTATCAGCGTTAATTGCACGTAATCTATGTCTTCTAAATTCAGTGATGTATTCAGGTCGTGCAGTATCGCAGTAAAAATTAATATTGCCATATCTACTTACAATATCTTTTGCAATAACCACCCAATCATCAATAAACTTAAATTGGTGTGCATGCTCCTCAATAAAATAAAAGTTACCATCTATACCTCGTCCTATTAACACAATAGATCCATAGTGCTCGTAACCCCAGTCGACACCAGCAAAGTATTCTTTGATAGGTATGTCGTCCAGTTCATCTGCTTTAATCGTATTCTCATTCAAATCAAAGTCGGCATATACTACACCGTCACCAGACACCCACATACCGTTGATGTTACGTTCATAGAACATACCTGATGGTGTTGAAGCCTTAATAGACTCTTTATATCTATCATTAAGAAAGTTATTGTCATCGAGCTTAAATTGGTGACTCAGTATACCTGCTTTAGGATCTGTATTTTCAATATAATCTTTCAACAACCAATGCTCGGGATGGTCAGGGTTGGTATCTACCAATATTCTTGCACCAGTTCCACTACAACGTGACTTAATCTCGTCAAACACCTCTTCATGCGCTAACGACGCTTCATTGATATATGCACCAAACGATGTCATACCACGTATAGCTCCTATACCACTTACTTTACTGTGACCTGTCTGAACCACTTGAACGCCAAATAACATGAATGAATTATATTTATCAAAATTAAACTCAATGCCATATTTGTTAGTTAACTCTATTAGTACGTTTTTTTGAATCGTACCTAATGTTGCACCAGCAAGTATATATTGAGGTGTCTCAATTCCTTCTTCGTCTGCTATCTTTCGCACACGCATTAACTCACGTAAAAATAAGTCATTGTTTAATATTGTTTTACCTGTACGCTTTGCTCCGTGATTAATTAACATAAACCAATCTTGTTTTTGCGTTTGCTTCAATATTTCAATTTGTTTGTCCGTATATAAAGATTTAAGTTTATTCATTGACGATCACTTCCGTTATTGCGTCGTGAAGTTGTTTGATTTTATCTTCTGTTCCACTGTCACCTTTATCTATTTGTTCAATCTTCTTCTCAAGCATCTTAATTTCAGTTTCTATTTTCTTGTTAGCTAAAACTTCGTTACCTAACGTCATTCTATTCATACCATCTAAACTAGCGAGGAATGCATCAGCTGTCGCTTTCTTCACTCCCTCTATTTCAATGTCATTCTTAGCTACATTCTTTAGCCACTCATATTCTTCAAAGGCCTTTTGGCGTGTCCATTTTGATTGTTCAGCTACTTCTTGACGCAATTTTTCGTACCTTCCGGAAACCTTCCGATTTTTAAAAAGTGTACTCGCTTCTTTATCTAGATATTCCCCACTCTTACCTTTAGTCGAATACCCTGCGTCAATATATGCTTTCCGTTGGCTCTTGCCCTCTATGAGTCCTAGCACAAACTTTTCTTGCTTCGGTGTTAATTTAATCAATTGTTTTCACTGTATCACACGCCTTTACGTTAATTACTCTAGTTATTTTAAATATAAAAAAATGCCCCTACATCTTGTGCAGGAGCTACGTTCAATAAATGTGAAAGGAGGAAAATAGTTATGACTCAAAATGCAAGAATTAAACTACCCACCATATAGGCAGGTAGTAAGTGATTAATAGCGTAACATATCAATTTTTATATGTTTGTCACTTCTCAATCACATCGATGAGAACATCTAATGTGGCTATTACCCCACGTCTTAAGATAATTCTTACAATATCATAATATCTCGTTTTAGGTGTCAAAAACTGTCATTTTACTGTCAATTTTAGTATTCCCCTAATTCTTCGGCTAGTTTAGAAACTATCTTCTTCTTAATTCTATGCGCTGTACTTTCAGAAATGTGTATGTCATAACATACCGCAATCAAAGTCTTTTTGTTAAAATAATACTCTTGAATGAATTCGCGTTCTTTCCTACTTGATGTGTTGATTATACGTTCAATCGCACTCTTAAACTCAAGGATTTTACCTCTTCGTATACTACAAAGATAATTAGTTACTGCCATTTCTGTTTTCGATGTATTAGACGGTACAAACTCCCCGCCTATATTTGTATCTGTTGGAATCCATGGTGTCATTATTTCACTTCTTAAATCTTCGAGTTGCTTATGATAATTAGGATAATCACACAACTCATCTTCTAACTTTCGAACTGTTGATAATTTTAATCCATATTTCTTTTTAGTCATGAATACCCTCCATACAAATATTTTTAATCTTCAAAATGTCTCAATCTACTTCTTAATATCTCTATCTCCCGCTCTTTAACTTTCACATCGCCTTTTAACTGTTCAGCTTGCAACATCACACCAAACAATAAGATGACTAGTAATATAATTGCTATGACTAACCACATCATTTACTCTGTCACCTCCGCCCTCATCAAATCTGACTGATCACTCAACTTTGCGAAGTCACTCGGCGCCTCTACATCATCATTAGCCGTCATCATAATATATACTTGCTCAGTTACATACTTACCTAGCTCATACATCGCTAGTAAGAATAATAGTCTCAATATTTGTTTAATCATTTTTTATCTACCTTCTTTATTATTTCTAATAACCAACTCGAATTTTTTAAATATCATCACTTATTCTCTTTCCTTTTTCTACTAGGAGCTTCCATGATTCTAGTTTTTTGAAAAAATCTGAATCAATATTTCCTTTTAGTTTTTGGTTAGTATAATCATCATAGAACCTAAACGTTCCATCTTTATAAAAGCAATAATATGTGTCTGCCGTATAATTAATATTAATGTACTCTATATAGTCTTTTGTTACTTCTGGTTTGTCATAACGTAAGACTGGTATTTCTTGACGTAGTAGTTTTATTTCTTCTTTAATTAAACCCGTATATCTTTTTAGTTTGAAACCAAACCTCAACCAAAAATCTATTTCGTCGATGTTAAAAGGTTCGTTTACTTTTTTACCTAAAATACTATGCATAAATAGTATATAAACAAGTTCTATATACTCTATACATGTTGTTAAAAAATGTTGCTTGTCTTCAAAGTGATGGTAAGCTAACAAATACAAAAACGTAAAAGGAAAAAGGAATATGGACATTAAAAAATATAAAAATGCTTTTAGTCGTTCTTTCATTAGTTTATCCCTCTCCTATATCTACTTGATTTAATAACTGCATCTCTTTTAACTTGTGCCTCGTACTTCTCTTTTGCATCTTCTTTACTCTCTGCCTCAACAACTGTAAACCTTTGATTGCTCTTAGCTCGAGTTATGTGTGTATGCTTGCGTCCTGTTGAATCTTTGAATGTTGTGACTAAGTATTGTGTCACTTCCCCAAAACCTCCTTGACTCGATCTAAGATGTCTTTACACGTATCCTTTTCCTGCGTCTGCTGTTCCATCTTGTCTTTCGTGGTTCCTTTTCATTTTCTTTTTGTATGCTTCAATGAGTTGGTCGATTGAATAGTAAGTATTGGCGTACAAAAACGGCATTATTAAAACTTGTACAATGCTATTATCAATACCTTTTACAAATTGTTCTGTTAGCGTATGCAGTACATGAACAAAATAAACTGAATGTAGTTTAGGCAAAGTAACTTCATTTTCAATCAAATCAACCATAACCTCAGTAGTTTCTTCCAAATCTTCTTCATCAACTATAGTCAGAGTTAATTGCAAACTGAAAGCTAAGTAATCAGCAATCTCATCTAATTGTGTATCTAGTGGCTTACCTGGTTGTTTCTTCCAATTTTTAAAAAACTCAAGTGTGTTAATCCACTCTACAAATTCAATAATCATACTAGCTACTGTGTCATTTAAATTTCTAGTTGGTATTCTATCGTCGAACTCCTTTTGTATTTGTAATAACTCTTGTAACTGATCGGCTGTTAATATGTTAGTCATTTTCCTGTGCCTCCTCTACATTAATTTCATACTCATCACAATCAAATGGTGCTTCCAATCTCGCAGTAACATCCGCCTCAAATTCTGCTTCTTCTAAACTTTCAGCCTCGATAGTCTCTTCAATCATGCCGGTATATGTGATTTGAACATTAAATTTCTTCATTTTCCTGTTCCTCCTCATATTTATAGACAACCTGACCTGCCATAATACCGACTGCTTCATCAAGTTCAATACCTTCTTTAACTGAATGTTGAATAGCATTTGTCATTCCCTCAAGTATTTCATCGAACGCTTGCGCTTTCTTATATACGTCCTCAATCTCTTTTAGCAATCCCTCTGTATCATTACCGTTATATGCGCTAGCACTGATAACTGATTGTTCAATTTGTTCGCGGTTATTCATTAGTGTCATCCTCCAATCGATCTAAAAATTCGTTAAACTCATTTGTTCCGTCTAGTTCTTCCATTCGCGACAGTATAATATCTGCAGTGCCTTTACCTCCTATATAGAGAGCTCCTATCCTGTTCGCTTTGCTCTCAGGGTGTAGTTCTCTAATTTTAAAACAGTAATGTTCGTATCTTCCAAGCAATTCATTTTTGACTGTGCGCCACATGTTCTCCAGCTCTTCGTTACGCTCTCTTAACTTAGCTATATCCACGATAAGCTCATCACGTTGCTTCTTGCACGCATCACGTTGTTTTCTCATCTTCTTCAACCTAGCGTCCATTACACCTAGTTGGAACCCTGTTTCATAGTTCATTCTGTTACCTCCAATAAATGTGATGATTCAAATATGTTGCCTTTAACCTCACAGTCATATCTAAGAAAGGATTTTATGTCTATATACTCAAAGTAATCATTTTCGGAGACTGCGCCCTCAAACATAAAATCTTTTAATTGAATACCATTTACAACATCAATAGATATTACTGCTCTATTAATTGTTCCTATTACAGATTCATCGTCTGGCATCTCTAATATTTCATCTTCAAACTCAACTATATCTCCCGCATATATTTCGTTGTTGTTTTTGTCTTTAAGTCCTGTACTTTGCATAAGTTCTACATCTTTAAAATCTCTTGCATGTATTAAAGCTTCTGCTTCCGCGTAGTTTTCATAGTGAACTTCAGTCTCAATGAAGTCGAATCCTACAACATCGTGTATTCTTCCTGTATATTCGTCCCACACTCGATATTTCGGCATCATACTACTACCTCCACTTTTTCGACCTCTATGCTTGCAGTTTTAATTCTCATCATTTTCATCTCCTCTAAAATAAAGTTAGTTGCTTCTGTTCCTCGTATTCCAAACCATGTTGCTTTATATATGTTTCAAGCTCTTCCGCTGTATCAAATGTCTTTTTCACGCCTTGCCAACCTGGCACGATATGCCCATGAAAGTAATAAGTGCCGTTCACTACATGGATATGTGCCACTCGTTCGTTATCCTGATACAGATATCTCTTAGAGCTGAAAAATCGGCTTAAGTATTCTTTGCGTGCATTATCTGTCATGATCTACTTCTTAACTTTCACGAATATGTCGTTTTCCATCAGGTAGCACGCATAACGTCCTCTTGGATGCACTTGTGGCACATTAAACAAATGTGGCTTCTTTCTTCTTAGCTCAGCCTCTTTACGTCGTTGCCTAGCCATTTCACGTTCTTTGCTCTCTCGCTCCATGATTTTGGATAACACAATTTCTTTATACTCAGCTAAGCGCATACCATAAGGTGCATGTAAGGCTTCTAACAACGCCCAGCCACCTCGTACTCTTTTTGCAACCATTCCTGGAGTTAAACCATTCTTTTTTATCAATTCATTTTCATGTTCGGTAAATTTATATGGTTTACCGTTAATCTTTACGATACTCATTTATTCCACCTCTGTATTTATCCTGTGTTAAAATTTTTAAAGCTCATGTTTTTTTCTCCGGATGTTATTTATCCTAAAAAGTATTAGTGTGTCTTTTTGGTCGTTTTTCGCCCTATATTCACGAGCACTAATGACCAAAAGCTCTTTTTACTCTCTCAGATAATTCTTGTCGTCGCTCTTCAGACATTAATTTTCTAAAACCTATTGCGCTTTTAGGTAGTTTCGCCCTAACCAATACCGCAGTCCCAGATTCTAATCGTTCCAATACCTCTACATCATCGCCGTACAACTTTGTCATTCTAGTAATATGTGTCGGTACCGATGAGTAAGCAATCCATTCTTGATTTTCGTAATCATAGTTCAATGTCGTTTCTCGGTCTTCTCTTGAATAACCGTCGCTTACAGTTTTTGTTTCTTTGGTAATTCTTGCCATTTATTCCACCTCTATATTTACGTTTCTAATTTTTAAATTGTCATACTCTAGTATTTCGTTAGGATTGTTATATAAGTAATCTGCCAGCGCATCTTTTTCGTTATCCACATCACCAAAATGCTTATATTCAACTTCTGTAGGTATTCTTATATCAATCGTTGCGTTTATATATGCTTGTTGTTGCATTAGATCACTTCATTTCTCTTTTGCGTTCTCGTCTTGCTTTAATTAATTCCTCGTAAGTAATCCATGTTTTGCCTGTGTACTTAGGTGCTTTACATATCCACGTTAAATTCACATCTCTATACTGATATCTGAATATCTTCGCTTTGATGTTGGCAACTTCAGTCGCCTTACCTTTAACATCTAAAACTTCGACCAGTTTGCCATCCTTCCACAAAGAGAAATCAGCTATATACGTAATCGGTCTTTGTTTCCCAAATTTAGGTTGTAGTTCGAATTTCGGTTGTATTTCGATACGATCATAGTTAGTGCCATTCATATTACTTTCTAAATATTGGTAATATTCACACTCTACTTTGCTATCAAATACAATTCCTTTGTACTCAACTTTCTTAGCGTTGTATTTACTCATCGTCCACCTCTAAATATCAAATATCGTTGCTTGTAAACCTAGTTCTTGCTCATATAGAAGTCCGTGAGCGCCTTTAAATCGTTTTAGGTCACTATCAGTCATAATTTTCTTTTCGTCGCTGAAATGGGCTCCTGTGAGCGAATAAACTTCATTCTCATTCTCTTTATACTTGATGACCTTAATATCTTCTGTGCCATCTTCTCGGTATATGTAATATTTTTCTTTCGGCATTTTTAACACTCCTTAATATTCGACGATAGCGGGGCGTGTATGACGTTCTGCAAGTTTTTGGATAAATAGGTCATATAACTTATTTTCATCGCCCTGTGCCTCGTCTATGAGTTTCTGAGCGTACATATCTGAACACTCAAGTTTAATTTTCAAAAATTCTTTGGTTACCATGCGTCTCGCTCCCTGAAATCGTCTCCGATTACTCTTACTTTTCTTGCATTGTGTTTCATTCTTGAATTGATACGTTGCCAGTTCATATTTTGATTTAGTTCTTTATCACTAAAGTTAGTTGTAAAGATGTTGTTTTTACCTACTCTGTTATCAACAATGCTGAAAAGTTTATTTAAAGTGTGCTCTGTGTTTTCTACACCCATATCATCTAGTACAAGTAAATCAATATCACTTAGCAATCTGACTAGCTCGTCTGTAGTCTCTACTGCATTTTTGTTGTATGTCGCTTTGATACGATCCATCAACATTGGTATGTGCATAAAAGCAACCGTATGCCCTTTAGCTTTAACTGCTTTTGCGATAGCGTATGCTAGGTGGCTTTTACCAGTTCCGTATGAACCTTGCAATATTAATGATTTTGGCTCTTTTGTAGAGAAGCCTTGAACGTACTCTATTGCTGTTTGTTTAGCGTGTACTTGTTTTTCATTTTGTGGCTTGTAGTTTTTGACTGTTGCATCTCTTAAAGACGGATTAACGTTTGATTGATTGAATATGTTGTTTATCTTCCGTTGCTTGTTTCGCTTATATTCCTCATAGATTTCACATTTGCAACCGTCTTTATACTCGTAACCATTCGGGTGTTTTTTAGTAGGAGCAAACTTATATAAGTCGTATTCACTTCCACATCTCTCACATTTCAATCCTTTTTCGACATGAGTAGGTTGATATTTTTTCAAGCTTTCGTTTATCTTTTCGCTGAATAGTGGTTTCATAATATCCCCCTAATCCCAATAACTTTCGTCGTACTTCATGCGTTCCAATTGATCCGTGCCAGTTGGTTGTATTTTTTGATTGAGGTACCCCTCAAATTTACTGCCAAAAAGTGTTTCTGGTCTAAGGTATTTATCGCTATCCGTGTTTAACCATTCAGCTGTTTTGATATCAATCACCTTTTTAAAATCCTCCAACCTAAAATCTTGATTCCATCTTGCTTTAATAAAATCTTTTGTTTTAGCTGTATTATGTTTAAAATGCTTTCCTGCTTTTTTATTTAAGTATTCGATAATTTCTTTATAGGGAATGGAAGACACCGTCGGGTTGCCCGACAATATACTTCCTTCATTATTAGTATTGTTATTATTAGTTAAATCATTATTAGTACTATTATTATTAGTAGTATGCGATTTACCATTAACGGTTTTTCCATTGTTGGTTTTACCGTTAACGGTTTTTCCAACGTTGGAAAATCGAATGTGGTGCGGTTGCTCATATACTAAGTACTCATAACCATTTAACCTACCACTTTTATCACGTTTTCTACTACGTTGAATGTATCCAATTTCTTCCAGTTCCTTGATTCCACTCTTTAAACCGCTAAGTCCATCAGTTGAATGTTGCTCTAGTTCTGTTTCGTAAATTTGCCAGTTATCAGGTCGACTTAACAAATAAAGTAGAATACCTTTAGCCTTCCAACTTATATTAGAATCATGTATAAAATCTTTGTGTACTGTGACAAAGTTACCTGATTCTTTGTAAACTCTAAATGTTGCCATTTCGTTATCTCCTTTCTGGTATAATTTTGTTATCGCTACTGCGTTAGATTGGGGGTGAATAAAATATGGAAAAACCTTATATGTTAACATATGATTTAAACTCACCCGGACAAAAATATGAGGAATTGAGAAATGTTATAAAAAAGGAAATTTCTAATGGTCATTGCAATTATTGGAAATCTTCATTTTTATTCCGTTCTTCTTTATCAACTTCAGAAATGATAGAAAAGTTGAAACCTTATCTCGATTCTGGAGATAAGCTGTTTGTTACAGAAATAGTCAATAACAAACAAGGGTGGTTAACAAAAGAACAATGGGATTTTATCAACCATAATATTTTTATTTAGGTTCTTTTATTGAATCTTTTGTTATATCAGGAAAACCTTTAGAATCCTCAGGGGTAAATTTTTTAATTTTTTTAGCGCTTCTAATCTCTTCCGCCAAGATGACGATTAGGAGTGCTATTTTTATTATTCTTAGTCTATTCATTCCTTTTTCTCTCCTTTCAGCATTTTATTGAGCCTCTCATCAACTTTTATCCACGAGTCATGCAAGTGGTATTTATCATTAAACGACTTAACGCCAATCGCATGTTGCTCGTTATGATGTTCGCGACATAACGCTAATACATGTTTGTCATAGTGATTCATCTTATTTCTGTTCATGCCTCTGCCAACTGCTTCATAATGTGCTAGGTCAGCGTGAGGCTTTCCGCATATTACACAGTTGCGGTTAACAGTTGACCAGTATAAGAATGATTTATCTTGTTTCAGCAAGTCGCTTGTTTTATAACTAAGCGGTATGTCGTTGTGAAATATCCAATCGAGTGTTACCTCGATAATTTGATTCGCTTGCATCCGTGTACAGTCACTTAACGAAATACTCTTGTCATAGTCATACAGAACCGTTACATATTCTTGGAACAAATACCTCATATAGTCACGTGGTTGGCCTGTGTGGCTCTCTATGTCGTTACAGAGCGCAAATATTTTTCTTCGTTGCTTGTCTGTTATTTTGAATGGGTCTTCGATTCGCAAATCACATTCGACTTCGTAGCCGTTATCAAGTAATAATGTTTCTTTGTCTCCTAGCTCGGCACCCTCGATAACGACTGTTGTTGTGCCGTCATCTTGAGTGATATAGTTTTTGATTTGAGCCATTTAATCACGTCCTAGAAAGGTAAATCATCGTCAGAGATTTCTATAGGACCATTAGCATTAGCAAATGGATTATTTGATTGCTGTCTATTCTGTGGTGCGTTATATGAATTATGCTGTTGTTGGTTGTTAGATTGACCGTTGTTTTTACGTTCAACGAAAGTTATATTGTTGACTGCGATGTCTGTAGTAAACACTTTCTGTCCTTGATTATTTTCATAACTACCGGTTTGTATTGAACCAGTAACGCCAATTTTATTACCTTTATTAAAGTTATTAGCGATGATTTCAGCAGTCTTACCAAATGCAACACAACGAATGAAGTCTGTTTCATATTCGTTAGTTTGTTTGTTTTTGAATGGTCTCTGTACTGCGATTACAAAGTTAACTACGTTGTTGTTTTGACCTTTTAACTCTGGATCTGCCACTAGGTTCCCAATTAAATTTACTGTATTCATTGTTCAATTCCTCCAAGCCATTTTTTTATCTGTTGTCTGGTTACATTGATTTGGTTTTTATTCAGTGCTTCGACGTTCATTTTTTCTAATTTGTTAATTTGTTCCTGGTATTTTTCCGCGAATCCACTTTCTTTAGCTATGGCTATAAAATCATTAACTTCTTTAGTTAGTATGTCTTTAAATTCTTGACTTACTGTTGAATATTTATCTTGTTTTTGTTTTGCGTCTGCGTCATCTTCATCAGTTGGAATGTTAAAGAACTTCATTAAGAAATAGCGTTCAGCATAAGTTAACGCTGTGCCATGTGCTTGTGAAATATCATTTTGTTGACCGTAAGCGTGATAACTTACTTCATACTGTTCTTCTGGTTTATCAGCATTAATCCATGTATAATTCAAATCCATTTCAACTATGAATTCTGTCACTTCTTGACCTTTTTTGTTTTTAAAAGTATGTGTCGTCCAATTTTCATTTGACGTATTGGGGACTAACAATAAATTATGTTCAATCATCTTTTCTCTTATTCTGTGTAATATTTGAGATCCTGAAACATACGAGAAGTTATAACCCTTAGTATCTTTTGTGAAGCCCGCAATATTCGCTTTAACATCTGCTATTTTTTGGTACAAATTAAGTTGTTCGGCCATCTATTCTCCCACCTTTACCGTGTATGACGTTGGTTTCTCAACAATGCTAGCACCCTCTAAAACTTCGCCGTTTGCGTCAATTAAAGTGCCGTTTTCAGTTACATTGAAATCTTTCTTAATGTCTGATTGGCTAAGTTTTTTAGTTACCTTTACATAGTTGTCAAAACCTCGTTGCTCAAGTTGTTTAATAACTTCTTGCTCATTGCTAACTTGAATGACTTTTGAACCTTTTCTGGCTGTCACTTTTCCGTAAGGTGTATTCAACTTGAATTTGCTATCTTGTTCTTTTTGTATTCTGAAATATTCAATTACAAGGCTTTGTAAATATTCTTTGCCACTCTGTAATTTTTCTACTTCTTTATCTTTCCATTCGTTTATGCGTTCAATTTCTTTATTTGCTAACTCGTTGATTTCATTCTCTTTAGTTGTGATTGCATCTAGTTTCTTAAAGACCCAGTTAGCACTGTCTAAGTCTGTTACTTTGAATCGGTCGTCTTGTTCAAATGTTTCTAGTTCTCTCTCTTGTAATTCATTCACTTTTCATGCCTCCTACCATTTCATGACTAAGTTAATTAGTCTGTCCTGTTCGTCTGTGTTCTCTTCAATCCATTCATCTATCGCTTGGTTGAATAAGTCTGATGCCATATCTAAGTCATTCTCATCTACGACATAAGCATGTTTAATTGGTACGTTGTTCATATCTTTAACTTGTATTGATATGCCCATATGACCTTTTAAAATGAATAGCTTAAAATCGAATCCGTTAACATGAATATTTTTGCGTATGATATCGCCTATTTCGTAATACATTGTTTTAGTCCTCCTTGTCGTCATCAATACCGAGAAATTTTTGTGATTTACACATTTGGAGAACATTGACAATGTCTTTATAACTCTTAGTGCTATCCAATAAGGAAGCAAGATCGAAAGTATGACCAATCACAGAATTTGAACCTGCTAAATAATCTCCGTCGATAACTCCTATTGATGAGAAAAGCAAAATATCAAATTTACTTTCTCCCTTAATTTCTTTCGCTAATTCATACAATTCTCCGCTTTTTTCAGATAATAAGTCTTTTATTTCGTCCTGAGTCATGTCTTTATAATTTTTAGTCATAGTTGACTTCCTCCTTGTTTCGTTTTATATTTAACTTGAAATTTTTCTTAAGTACTTGATACTGTTACTTGTTGGCGCAAGTAGCAGTTTTTTTTATTCTTCATAAAAGTATTCCTTATAAAATATGAATGTCGCTATGCTTGCGAATCCTGCAATTGACCACGCTGTGGTGAAGTATAGAAACGGCATGAGTACAATCGCTAAGACTGTGAAGCACAGTACTGCTAATAGGTAGCTTTTATAAATGTTACTCATTTTCTTTTTTCAACTCCTCCATTATTCTCTGGTCTGATAAGTCGTGATAAGGGAATTTTTTCCTAGCTAATTGGACTGGTATTCTGCCTCGTATCGCAATGTATCCTTCATCTTCAAGCTCTTTATTCAGTTCTCTTATTATTTGTCCTGCTTTGGATTTAGAAACAGATAAAATTACCGCAAGTTCTTTAGCTTGCAAACTATTTTTCATCATATCTTTTCCTCCTTTAAAATAACTGTTGATTCTCTGGGTTATCTGCTTCGTAATTATCTGCAATAATACTTTTAGCGAAAAAGTCCAAACTGACCTTATATAGGTTGTTCATAGATTTCTTTACGTTAACCCCTTCCTCAAGTACATAAGGCACCCTAAAATCATTTATAAACAGTCCGTTTTCGTCTAAAGTAACGGTTGGTAATTCAGGTTTGTTCCGTCTATAAACTTCTCCTAGTGTAGGTTTTTGCTTTTCAGCTTGTTTAGTGAAGTCGGAAAATGCCTTAAGTAGTTTTATTCCTGAATCAGGATCACTGTGTCGCTCAATCGTTTCTGCTGTAGACTCTTTACTAAAATCATTCCGATTGATTACAGGCTTTCTCGTATTTCGTTCAATCTTCCAAACCTTCCACGTCACAACTGCCATTGTGATGAGGAGGGTTGTTTTATATAGTGTGTTCATTGATAATTCCTCCTATTAAGTTGTTTGTTCAATTGTGTGTTATTCTTCTTCGTCTAAATCAAAGTGCTGTTCGATTTGGTCAATTGCCCACTCAATCATTGATTCAAGGTGTTTCTCTCTGTCGACTTCGTAAGTGTGCTCAATCTCGCCTGCATATGTCACAGTAAGAGTATCTTTGTGTGTGTATGTTTGACTTTTGTTTTCTTTAACTGCATAAAGTGTTAATACTATATTGTTTAGCTTTTCTTTTTGTTCTGGTGTCATTTACGCTCCCCCTAAATTAGCTTCATAACCGAATTCAGTCATGATTTCATGTATTTTCAATCTGCCTTTTTGTGTCCATCTAGTTTGTAAAACTGTGTCTTCTCTGCCATCAGAACGCACAATTGTTATAGTGTCTGAATCTGTGTAACTCTTGCCCATGTGTTCTGAGTAAAGCACCCACTGTTTATTTACTTTTCGTTGTAGTCTAGCTTCGTGTAGTAGTTTGTTTAACTTTTGTGCTGATATACCGTAGTCTGCCGCGATTTGAGTTGTGGCTAATGTGCCAGTTGACTTTAAGATTTCATCTACATAGTCTGCTTTGGGTTTTAGTTCTCCGATTTCTTGTTGTAAAAGTAAGTTTTGCTCTTTTTCTTTCTTATACTCAGTCAACACTGTAATGATGTAGTCTGGATCTTTTAATGTTTGTTCAATTACATTGTCTGTTGCGTAGATACCGTGTTTGCGAATAGCTGGTAGGACTTCCATCGCCAACCAATCTTGAAATTTTTCTGCTACAGCATTACCTGCTTTGAAAGCCAACTTATATACCATTGGTTCTGGTATGAAATCGCCTTTCCCAACTTCTTGGGAAAGATATTTACCTAAATATTTATTGATAGTTTCCCAACGAATATATTGTTTGCCGTTTTTAAACTGAGTGAACCCCAAACTTTTTGCGACAGTTTCTAAATCGAATAAATTATTTTCATTATCTTGTTTGATTAAGATTGAAAACATGTCGTTACTGAAAGTTTTAATTTCATTCATTAACTCTTCACCTCTTCTTTAATTTCTAAAATTTTCGCAATACGTTTCTTTTGTTCAAAAGCATCTCTACGTCCACGTAAAATATCCGATAAGTAAGCACTTGAAATTTCTAGCATTTCCGCAAGTTGCTTGTTTGTCATGTTGCGTTTTAATAATTCCGTTCTCACTTTCAAGCCGAAATCTGTTGTCGACATATTAGCACCTCCTATAACATTTTTTCTAAGCAAATAAATTATCTGTTGAACACCAATAACTTTTATGCTAATATTTAAGCATAGTTTAATAAACCTATAACAATTCTCAATGCCTGTCATAAAGGTATTGAATACTCGTTCCCCAACGAATAATTGTTATGTGTTTAGTAAGCTAAATTTAAAGCTTAAATACAGTATATTAACTTTTATGCTAATTGTCAACAAAAATAGCGAAAAAGTTAATCTGTGATAGGAGAAATTTATGAATCTAGTACAAAGAATCCGTAATTTGTGCAATTCAAAAGGTATGACTTTTGCTGAATTAGAGAGAACTTTAGGGTTTTCAAACGGACAAATCAGAAGATGGGAGAAAACCAAACCAGGCATTGATAAGGTGCAAAAAATTGCCGATCACTTCGATGTATCAGTTGATTACTTATTAGGTAGAGAAAAAGATGAGTACTCCGGAGAAGATAAAAGTGAAGATATTCTTATTATGCATCGAGCTACAGAAAATATGACGGAGGCACAAAGGCAAAAAGCTTTGACTATATTAGAAGCAATGTTTGATGATTGGGATGATTTAACTAAGTAACAAAGGGGCTTTTTAATTGAAATTAAATTATGAAAAATCTTTTTTTAAATCTGCGAAAGCAGTTTACGAGATCACAAATGGTCTATATAACTTATCTTTTCCTTTAGATATATTTGAAATTATCTCAAAAGATAAACGTATTAAATTAGTGACTTTCTCTGAATTTTCTCAGAATACTGGCACTTTATATTTTAAAATACCTTCTATTTTCGGTTCAGAAGAAGCGTTTCATATTAGAAAAGGAGACAAAGCGATTATAGTTTATAACGATTTACTGCCTATGAATCGTCTAAGATTTACTTTAGCTCATGAATATGGTCATTTTATAATGGGACATACTGGAGTTAATTTAAATAAAACATTCACATATAAAGATTATTATAGAAGGATTGCTGAAGAATATGAAGCAAACTCATTTGCTTCATGTTTATTGTTTCCTTTACATATAAGATACAAATATATAAACAACTTTAATATTGAGCAAATTTCGTACAAGTATCAAATGAGTTTTCAAGCGATCCATATAGCGGTAAAAGTAATCAGAAGACATATACACAATGGGTTAAACGACTATATGTCAAATAACGAAAATTACCACGCAGAAAACTACTTAAGTTTTTTAGAAGAGAAAATGGAAAGCAAATCTGATTTTATAAATGAATTTAAATATGCTTATGATCTAACGATTTAACAATCAAAAAATAAAGGAGAAATGAACATGAAAGAATTACCTAAGAGCAGATTAACGTTCAAAGAAAGTATGATTGAGAGTCAATATTTAGCAACTAAAACAAAAGAAGAAAAGAAACAATACAAGCAACTATCTGTTGAAGACAAAAGAGAAATTTTAAAAGAATACCAAAGTAAACCTAGAAAAGAAGTGAAATTTGAAAGTGAAATCAATAAATCTGACGAAAACTTATCTAAAATCTACCAAAGATTTAGCGAAATAGGTGTAGAGGATTTGTTTGGTACAAAAAAAGAAGTGAAAGAACTACCTATGATTTTAAAAGATAATGAAAACATAATGTATGTAACTTCGGGATTGTACAATAATAATACCTACTTAATAGTATGTACTGATCTAAGATTGTTATTCTTAGATAAAGGTATGATATATGGTTTGAAATTTCATGAATTTCCATTCGAGAAAATCAATTCTGTTTCGTATAAAAAAGGACTTCTTTTTGGCGAAATAATTATACATCACGGTTCATCAAGTATCGCTATAGGAAGCATATCAAAAAACACTGTATCTAGAATGGCGGAAACAATACAAGAACAAATCTCTATTCGAGAAAGTTCTATGAAACCATCCAATTCTGAAAAAATGAGTTTTTCTGTTGCTGATGAATTAATAAAATATAAAGAATTATTAGATGTCGGAGTAATTTCTCAGGAAGAGTTCGATAAGAAAAAACAACAATTATTGGATATTGATTAATAGCGCTTGTGTGGCGTGAGGAGGATGAGGGATGGAAGAGAAACAATACTTATGGAGATATAACGATATAGAAAAAAGAATGAATGAACTTCACAAAAAATATAAAGAATTAGTGGATATATTTTTTGGTGATGTAATAGATAAAAATACTGGATACTTCCCCTTTTATTCCGGTATAAAATATAGCTACGCAGATTTGAAAATCAGTTTTTACAGAGGTTTAATTTATATTCACGGTGGGTCAGAAGGCATGCAAGCGAAGAAAATAAATATTTCTGTAGATGATGTTTTAAAAAGAACAGAAAGATCTTTCGAGAAGTTAAGTGAATATATAAAAAGTACTTTCATTTTCGAAAAAGTCATACATGATTTTCAAATGTTTAACTTGAGCGATTTAGCTAGTATATACAACGACGATGCAATTGCGCATTATTATTTTGAAACTCATTCTGACTTATATTTATCAGATAAATCTACAAAAATTTATCGAACACCTAATTCTTTGTTAGAAAACGCAAATGATTTACCGGCTTCTTTAAGAAAATACACTCAATTATTAGAAACAGTTAATGACAAGGATTTTGAAACTCATATAGTTGAAGCTTATGATTGCTTTATGTCTGAAAAAAGGCTAGCTACATCACTACTTTTAGGTAGAGCGCTAGAACTAATGTGTAGGCTGATATTGAACAAGTTTGATAAAGATATAATTAAACAAACACCTGATTACAAGAGGAATATAAGAACATTTTTAAACGAAATGGAAAACAACGATTTAATAGAAGAACATTTAAAACATTCAGTCAAAGCTGCTATTGAACACAGAAACTCTATTATGCATGGTATTAAAATCGAAGAGTACAATTCGATAATTCAAACATTATTTGACGAAATAGCTAAGCTGTCTAATGTATATAAGTCTCTTAATAAACAGTAAGCAAAATCGGATTCTTCATTACATACCGAATATTCATCATAAACACTGACTGCATCTTCTAAGACATTTTTTAAAATTCTAATGTCTTCATTCGTTAAAACTAATTCATTGAAATTATGATTGTTTTTAAATGTCATAACATCACCTACTTTTTATTTTATTATATCACATTTAGTACCTAGTACTAAATTTCGGGTAGCCCGCCTACCCTTATTATTTTTTGCCAATTTTGAGGAGGAAGAAGTAAAATGCCAGTATATAAGGATGATAATACAGGTAAATGGTATTTTTCTATTAGATATAAAGATGTATACGGTAATAACAAACGTAAGATGCAACGCGGTTTTTCAACTAAGCGTGAAGCTAAGAGAGCAGAGGCTATTTTTTTGAATGACGTAAACGAAGGATATAGTGATTCAAAAACATTTGATTATGTTTTTCATTACTATTTAGAAAATAGCGATTTGAGACCTAAAACAAAACGACGCAAACAAAATGAATATCATAAACACTTTAAAGCTAAGTTCGGGCACATAAAAATGAATAAGATAACACAAAATCAATGCCAAGAGTTTCGTAAATATCTAATAGAGAATGTAGCATCAACAAATTCTGCTCGTACAATTTGGTCAGGTTTTAAAGTTGTAATTAATTATGCTAAAAAATACTTTGGATTACGTACAGATCCAACAATATCAATTAAACCTATTCCGCGTGTAAAGCCAAAACCTAAGTTTATGATGCGTGAAGAATTTGAAGAAAGAATCAAAGACATTGAAGAGCAAGATTACAGAGAGTTATTTACATTAATGTTTTATACAGGTTTGAGGATTGGCGAAGCTATGGCGCTTGTTTGGACAGACTACAATAAATACAAAAAAGAGATATCCATAAATAAAACAATGGACATCTCTAATAGAACTATATATCCGAGACCAAAAACAGATAGTTCAGAGGATATTGTTCCTTTACCTAAATTCATCAATACAATGTTAACTGAACGACACCAACGTGAAAAAGAGTTAAACAAATATTTTGATGAACGTAGTTATTTTATTTTCGGAGGAATGGCTCCCAAACATTACAGTCATGTTCAAAAGAAATTCCAAAAAGCTTTCCCCCATTATAACATTCACGCGTTAAGACATTCTTATGCATCTTATCTTGCAAATAATGGTGTAGATATTTTCGTTTTACAGTCACTCATGAGACATGCTCAAATCACTGAAACGATGGGCACTTACAGCCATTTATATACTCAGAAAAAACACGATGCAATAGCCATTTTTGACAAGTAAATGGTATCAAAATGGTATCAATGGCCATTTCTGGAAGTTAAGAATGGCTTAA